GTGCGGTGGTAGTGGCGGTATGAATCAAGTGATGGCAGCTGTTACTGAATTGTCGAATCCTGGCATGCTAGACCCTTATGGGACTAAAAACGTCAATCAATTCCCTGGATTCCCGAATGGTCCTCTTGTTGACTATAGGGACCCCCAGAAGAGAAAAGAGTTAGACCTTAGTACCGGTAGGATTTCATTGCAACCGAGCAAGGCTCCTGCTTCGGGGGCAGCTTCAGCGTCAAGTAAACCTAAAGGGAGGCGGCAAGAATCCTCCTCTGCGAAAGGTGCAGACCGTAGAGGCGATCTTCTTGGGGGAGGCCCTAAGAAGGCAGCTGTTAACATGAAGAACAAAGAGGATTTGGGAAAGAAAACACTACTAGGGGCATGATGCCCATTAACCATGAGCAAGGAGGCTCGCAACGATGTTCGAATTACTATCAGTTTTAATGTGTGGTGGCGGTGGATCGGCTCCTGCCCCTGCTCCGTATGTGCCTCAACCTATAAGGCAAGGTTCTAGAAGTGCATCGTCATCAATCAAACGGTCACAATCCTCATCAAAAGCTGGAACCGGTGGTTTAGGTTATGGAGGTGGCGGATCATTGTTCGCTGGTACCCAGGGCATTGGTGATCAGTCTTTATCAACCGGCAAAACATTACTGGGAGGTTAAGGCTATGGCATTAGGAACAACGACAGCATTGATTTTAGGAGCGGCAGCTATGGGGTCTGCTGCAATTTCAGCATCAATGGCACCCAAGCCTCCGCCAATGCCGGACAACTCTGCATTCATGAATCAACAAACCGTCCAGGCAAAGAAAGCAGCGGATACTTCTTCAACTGCGGCAATCAAGGCGGCTAAAAAAGCAAGCGGTGCGTCTACCCCTAACACGCTACTGAGTGGCGGTGTATCGGATGACGAGTTAAACCAAGGGACTAACTTATTAGGTTAATCATTTCCTCGGCATGGATGCCCTGGATTAGAAAGTGCATGGAGGCACGATGGCAGATTTAAATGAAAAGTACATGCGAAGGCTTGGCACCTTAAAGCTGGAGCGAGAATCATACTACGCACATTGGAAAAAGATCACCGATACGCTGCTTCCTCGGTCCGGTAGATATTTCTTAGAAGATCGTAACGATGGAGAACGCCGGAATACCAGTATCTATGATTCTACTGGCACCAGGGCTCTAAACATTTTAGCCGCTGGCATGATGGCAGGAATGTCTTCACCGGCTCGCAAGTGGTTTAACCTGGCATTATCCGACCGCGACTTGATGGAGTTTCAACCGGTCAAGATTTGGTTGGACCAAGCAGCTGAAATATTGCGTGATGTGTTTGCCAGGTCGAACACCTATCGAGTGTTACATAGTATTTACGAAGAGATGGGTGCGTTTGGGACGGCATGCGCTTATATCTTTAGAGATCACAACGACCTTATCCGCCTTTATCCGCAAACAGTAGGTGAGTTTTACCTCGCTCAAAGTAACCGCTACGAAGTGGATACGGTCTATCGAGAATTTCAAATGCAGATAGCTCCCCTGGTCCAAGAGTTCGAGTACAAGAATGTCAGCAAGATGGCCCAGGCTCTTTATGACAAAGGCAACATGGATGAATGGGTGACCGTGGTCCATGCGATACAGCCCAGGAAAGAGCGCGACCTAACTAAATCAGATAATACCAATATGCCTTGGGAGTCCGTCTTTATCGAATCAGGGCAAGATAACAACCAGACATTACGAGAGTCAGGGTTCTCGCAGTTTCCGGCATTGACTCCGAGATGGATCGTTAGAGGCGGAGATGTTTACGGATCGGATTCTCCTGGCATGACCGCTCTCGGAGATATTCTGCAACTACAAGACGACCAGCTTAAAAAGGCTAAGGGCATAGACTATATGGCCGATCCGCCGTTGCAGATTCCGACCGCTTTGCGTGGCAGTGAGGATGTTTTGCCAGGGGGAATTAGTTATTACGATCCTGCTTCACCAACTGGGGGGATTAGGTCCTCTTTCGAAGTTAACTTAAACCTTCAGCATTTGCTTGAGGATATTGTCGATGTAAGAGGCAGGATTAATTCTGCGTTCTTTGTAGACATGTTCCAAATGATTTCCTCACAACAACGCATGCAACCCGAAACAGCAAGAGAGATTCAAGAGAAGCATGAAGAGAAGCTGCTTATCTTAGGTCCTGTACTAGAGCGCAACCAGAACGAGCTACTCGATCCATTGATAGACAACGCTTTTATGATTGCGATGCAGGAAGGTAGGTTTCCGGAACCGCCCGAAGAGATGCAAGGCCAAGAGATAAACATCGAATACATCTCGATGCTGGCCCAGGCACAAAAGGCTGTGGGTATCGGATCACTGGATCGGATTGTTGGAACGGTGGGCCAGTTAGCTGCGGTTAGACCGGAAGTCTTAGACAAGCTCAACGCTGATGAAATCATCGATGCGTACAGCAACATGTTAGGCATAGCACCGCATTTGATTGTAGCGAATGAGGATGTGGCAATCATAAGGCAGGATCGTGCGGCACAACAAGCCCAGGCTCAACAAATGGCAGCTATGCCAGAAATGGCAAAGACCGCAAAGACAATGAGTGAAACAAAAGTAGGAGAAAGCACCGCCCTGGATAACGTAGCGAGTCAATTTACTCAACTATGAGCCAATACGAATTTGATAAGCGGCGAGCGAACCAAGAAGCTGCTAAGTCCAAAAAGGACCAAAGGCTAGATGACTTAAGACAGGTGTTGTCAACCGCACCTGGGAGGAGATGGATTAATGGGATGTTGGAGTTTCATGGGGTGTTTCAGGATATCCAGGGAACCAATAACGTGGATATTTATAAGGCACTCGGTAAGAAAGCAGCCGGTCTTAGGATTTATGGTGAGATCGCGGAGGCAGACGGAGAGTTAGCACAAAAAATGTTTGTTGATTATTTAAGGAGAAACGTATGAGCGAAGAACAGGATTCAACCGCAACGACTGAAGTCACGGCGGACCAGGCAGAAACCCAAGAGAGCCAAGCCAATAGCGAGGCCGGTGAAAGCCAAGACGCACCGAAGGAGCAGAGCAGTACAGGGTTCGACCTTGTAGTGCCTGAAGGTTATTCAATGGATGATTCAGCGACAAAAGAGTTTTCTGAATTTGCCCAGGAACTAGGAGTAGACAAAGAGAAAGCACAAAAGATGCTGGATCGCCATGTCACCTCTTTGAATGATTCCATGGGGAGATCGGATAAGGCTATGAAGGAGGTCCATGATTCATGGGCAACCGAGTCGATGAATGACAAAGAGTTTGGTGGTACTAACCTGGCGGAAAACATTGTAGGTGCCAGGAAAGTGATGAACTCCTTTTCAAGTCCGGCGAGCGATGCTGATGGCAAACCTGTTGTGCATCAAGAAGGTGCGATGAAAGGTCAGCAAATGACCAAGGTGGAAGTTCTATTGAACCAAACCGGTATGGGGAACCATCCCGAAATGATTCGGGTGTTCCATCGTATTAGTAAAGCAGTCAGCGAAGATTCATTTGTTCCTGGTGATATGAAGCCTAAAGAACAAAAGAAAACTCACGCGGACATCATGTATGGAGGGACACATCCTTCATAGATAAACAATAATTCTCCGGTAAGGAATAAGTCCTATCAAGGCCATGGATGGCTCTAGTTGACAGGATGTCAGTTGATGGGACTGCTCAATTGATAGTGGCTTATTCAATTCCTGGAGGTTTGAACATTAAACCTTTTAGATTAAGGAAATTGAACTATGGCTACTTTAGCTGTTACTAACCCAACTCTGGCTGATGTTGCGAAAGCGACTGACCCAGATGGCAAAATTGCAACAATAGTTGAGATTTTAAATGAAACAAACGAAATGCTAGACGATATGGTCTGGGTTGAGGGTAACCTTCCGACCGGTCACCGTACAACTGTTAGAGCCGGATTACCTGCTCCGACCTGGCGTAAATTGTATGGAGGCGTTCAGCCTAACAAAGCAACCAACGTACAGGTCACCGATACGACCGGTATGCTAGAGGCTTATGCAGAAATCGATAAAGCCTTGGCTGATTTAAATGGCAATACCTCTGCGTTTCGTATGACCGAAGATCGAGCTCACATTGAAGGAATGAGTCAAGAGTTCGCTAACACGGTTATGTATGGTAACGAAGGTACGGCTCCAGAAGAGTTTACTGGGTTCGCGCCTCGATTCAACGACAACTCAGGTCCTGCCAATGCGGATAATATTATCCTTGGTGGTGGTTCTGGTGCTGATAATAACTCAATCTGGTTGATCTCCTGGGGAAGCGATACCGTTCACGGTATTTATCCTAAAGGATCAAAAGCTGGCCTACAGTTTTCTGACAAGGGACAGGTCACATTAGAAGATGCTTCAGATGGTTCCAACTCTGGCCGCATGGAAGCCTATCGATCTCACTATAAGTGGGACTGTGGTCTTTCTGTAAGAGATTGGAGATATGTAGTTCGTATCTGCAACATTGATCAGTCTCTCTTGACTGCTAATAAGTCAACAGGCGCTGATGTTACAGACCTGATGGCACAGGCTATTGAGTTATTGCCGAATGCAAGCAAGGGACGACCTGCGTTCTATATGAATCGCGGACTTCGTTCTACGCTTAGACGGCAGATTGCTAATACCACAAACGTCAATCTTACGATGGACCAAGTGGGTGGCAAACACGTTATGAGCTTTGACGGTATTCCTGTCAGACGTTGTGATGCGTTAACCAGTACAGAAGCAACCATCTCCTAAGTGGCGTTGGTTAAACTAAATACAAACTTCCTAATTATAGGAGATCAGTTATGAGCTATGTAGATGCAAGATTAGAACTGTCGGATGCCCAGGCATTGACAGCATCAGCAGATTCAACAAATGTAATCGACCTTACCCAGACCGCAAGGCAAGTGGGTGCAGGTAAACCTTTATACGTTCACTTTAATGTGACCGTTGCAGCTGATTTCACCACGGCAGATGAGACTTATTCCTTTGGTGTTGCTACAGGTGCGGCGGCTTCTTTAGGCACTGTGTTGTCAAGTCGTGCGATTGTTGCCGGAACATTGGTGGCAGGGTACAACTTCTCAATGGCAGTTCCGACTGAGGGTGTACTTAGGTATATCGGGGTTGAGTATGTTTTAGCCGGTACATCTCCAACGATCACGGTAGATGCTTATCTATCAGATCAAGAGGCGTATAGCTGGCAATCTTATGCTGACGCTATTTAGGTAGCGTCTGCCCTCCGGTGGCGAGGGGGTTTTCGACTTCCCCCTCGCTGCTTTACTTTTCAAGAGGTGACTTGTGTCAATTAAAGTGAAAGCAAAAATCATGGGTTATTACGGTGCACAACGCCGCCGACCTGGGGATGTATTTGAGATAGAGAAAGAAGAAGAGCGAGGCTCCTGGATGATTGGGGTTGATGACGATTTACCGCCTAAGAAAGAGGCGATGCCTTTTACATCTAATATCCAAGGAACCAGGGCAGGAGGCAATATCTATAACGCTTCTAAAGAACCATGGGAAGAACCGGTTGGGGAATCCAAGGTTGTACCAAGGCCTGTGGACTCTAAAAAGAAGCACTCTAAACGGAGAAGATAAATGGCATCAGCTGTTGATATTTGTAACTTAGCATTAGGCCATATCGGGAACAAAGCTGAAGTCACAGCAATCGCTCCCTCTGATGGAAGTGCCGAGGCGGCTCAATGCGGTAAGTTTTATCCGATTGCCAGGGATGAATGTTTGTCAGAGTTCGATTGGGGGTTTGCCAAACGCAGACAGGTCCTTGCTCAAATATCGGGAACCGCGCCTTCGGGTTGGGAGTATTGGTATACCGTTCCTAATCCTTACCTGGTGGCCAGGCAGTTAGTTGTAGAAGAGTACGATACTCCGGTCCAGTTTACGACCGAGAGTCACGAAACTCACGGCACAATTATCCTGGCAAACACCAATAATGCGGAGCTTTGGTATACCGCGATCATCACCGACACAACGAAATATCCCCCTTTGTTCATTCACGCATTGTCATGGTTGTTGGCTTCTTATCTTTCTCTCCCTTTAACCAGGGACCCAAAGATCAAGGAAATTTCAGTGCAGCAATACAATGCCAACATGGGTAAAGCCAAGGCAATCGATGCAAGCCAAGGAAAACTATTAAGTAAGACTGACTTAAATCTTGGGACCTATGTGCCGAGCGGTATCAAGGTCCGCAGCTAGGGAGCAATAATGGCAAGAATACATCAACGCTCTTTCGGGGGTGGTGTTATCGCTCCGGAAATGCTGGGGCGTATCGACCTCAATCACTACCAAACAGGGCTATCAGAATGCCTTAATTTTTATCCGCTGCCACATGGCCCAGTTGTTAATCGTCCAGGCTTTCAGTTCATCAAGGAAGTAAAGGATGGCGGATCGGCAGCAACCAGGGTAATTCCCTTCATATTTAATACGGAACAGGCGTACTGCCTGGAGTTCGGGAATCTTTACCTTAGAATCCATACCGAAGGGTCCACGGTCCTGGAAGCAAACCAGACCATATCCGGCGCAACGCAAGCAAACCCTTGTGTCGTTACCGCATCAAGCCACGGTTTCTCCAATGGGGATGAGGTTTATATCTCCGCTGTCGTAGGAATGACCGAGCTCAACGGCAGGTATTTTAAGATAAAGAACAAAACCACGAATACATTTGAGCTCACTGACCTGCAAGACGGCAACGTCAACTCTTCCGCCTATACCGCTTACGGTTCGGCTGGGACAGCTGCTAGGATTTATACGGTAGTGACCCCTTATGCGACCGCTGATCTTTTCACAATTAACTATACTCAATCGGCTGATGTGATGACTTTAGTCCATCCATCGCATGCGCCAAGAGAGCTTAAACGCCTGGGTGCTACAAACTGGACCGTATCCACGATTACTTTTGCACCTAGTGTTTCTATTCCAGGGAGTGTAGCGGTTGCAGCTTCACCGACTTCCGGATCGTTGTCTTACAAATATGTGGTCACTGCTTTATCGGATATCCTGGAGGAATCTCTAGCATCCGCGGAAGTGACGGCGACCAATGATTTAGCAACATCACCTAATAAGAATACGGTTTCCTGGGCAGCGGTTACAGGGGCAACAAGATATAACGTGTACAAGGATGACAATGGGGTGCATGGCTATATTGGGCAGACTCCGGATACTTCTTTTGTTGACGATAACATCGAGGCGGATGTTTTAATCTCTCCTCCTGAGAATCAGACTCCATTCAGTGGTGCCAATAATTATCCCTCGACAGCTTCATACCACGATCAACGCCGCGTTTTTTCTGCAACTAATAATCATCCGCAGTCAACTTGGATGACTCGCCCAGGGACAGAGGCAAACCTATCGAAGTCCATTCCTTCCCAGGATGACGACTCGATCTTGTTTACTTTGTCGGCCAGGCAATACAACCAGGTGCGGCACATTGTGCCATTGGATGAATTACTTATCTTTACGTCCGCCACTGAATGGAAACTGACTACTGAAAATTCAGACGCATTAACACCGACAACGATTGCGCTTAGACCGCAAAGCTATGTGGGCTCTGGTACTCGCGAGCCGCTTGTGTCGGGCGATGCGGTACTGTTTATTGCTGATTTGGGGGGTCATGTTTATGACATGAACTATTCGTTTGAAACAGATCAGTATAAGCCCAGGGATATTTCCATTATCGCCCCTCACCTATTCGACTCATTTACTATTTCGGATTGGGCTTATTCAAGTGTTCCTGTCTCCTTGATCTGGGCCGTGAGGTCAGATGGCAAGTTGGTTGGGTTGACTTATCTATCAGGTCAGAAGCCGGATGTGCTCGGCTGGCACCTGCATGATACCGATGGAGAGTTTGAGTCGGTTGCGGTAATACCAGAAAGTAACGGTGAGAAAATGTTGTATGTCGTTGTCAAGCGCAGGATCAATGGAGTGGACCGAAGGTTTATTGAGCGGTTGCATTCCAGGATATTCTCTACCGTTAAAGATGCCTTCCATGTAGATTCCGGCCTTTCCTACGATAACCCTAAAACGATAACAGCGGTGACGGCAGCGAATCCGCCGGTAGTGACAAGTGCCTCTCATGGGTTTTCTAATGGGGATGTAATCCAAATCGATGACGTTGGTGGAATAGGTACTGATGCAGGAATGACCGAGCTCAACGGTAATCGGTACACGGTTGCAAGTGCGGCGACTAATAGCTTTGCTTTGCAGACGGTTGCAGTTTCTCCGGCCAATGTTGATGGGAGTGCTTACACCGCTTATGTGTCCGGTGGTAATGCAAGAAAAGAAATAACTGTAGTCAATGGGTTACATCATTTGATCGGGGAGAGCGTAGCTATTTATGCGGATGGTTCTGTAGCACCTAAACAAACCGTAGCAGCGGATGGGTCTATCACTTTAACCCAAGGGGCTGGCCGTATTCATATCGGGCTGTCTTACACATCTGATATACAAACACTCCCTATCGTAGAACCTAAAACCGATGGCCTGGGTCAAGGGCAATTAAAGTCCGTATCAAAGGTACATCTTAGGGTGGATACGACAAGAGGACCCTCACAAGTGGGGCCGGATTATTCTCACTTAGTGGCATACGCGCAAAGGACAAGCGAGGCTTACGGAGAACCGACCGCGTTAGTTTCTAATGAGATCGAGATTTCCTTGGACGCATCTTGGACTAGGGGTGGCCAGATCGTGGTCCGGCAAACGGACCCCTCACCACTAACTATACTATCTTTAACCACGGAGGTGGAATTTGGAGCCGCTTAAAGTAAAAACTGGATTGGTTATAAGAAAGGCTGACACTGATGATATTCCTTCATTGATTCGCCTGGGAAGAGAAATGCATGAGGAGGCACCTACTTTTAATATGCTGGATTTTGATGACCAGAAAGTAGTAGCTCTCTTTAATTCCGCGCCCATGATGGATGGCGGAGCTTGTTTTATAGCAGAGGATAACGGCGAAGCGATTGGGATGTTTTGCGGAATCGTTGTCCCTCATTACTTTGGGCATATGTTAATGGCGAATGATCTTTGTTTGTTTGTATCTAAACCAAAACGAGGCGGTACCGCAGCCTATCGGTTGGTTAAGACATTTGAGAATTGGGCCATAGCTAAAGGTGCGGTGTCTCTTAGGTTTGGAATATCTACCAATGTCGAACCGGAAAGAACCTTAAAGCTTTACGAAAAGCTGGGCTACAAGTTAGAGGGTTAC